TTGTTTCTTGATGCTTGTAGTTTTTGACCAGCATATTGGTCTGAGCCAGATAAATCACCTAAGTCTGGTATATCTGGTGCTAATGCAGAACCAGCTAAAGAAGCACCTGCTAAAGTGATTGCGGCTGTCGTTAATGCTAAAGCAGTTGCTGTTGCACCAGCACCTAGAACAAATCCAGCAATTTGTGGTGCAAATATAACTGCGGCTACAGCTACTACTTTTTTAACTGCACTACCCATTATTAATCCTTAATACTAAACATTCTTTATCTAACAATTTATGCTCTATATGTTTTAAATCTTCGTTATAAACCCAATAAGCAAATTTATTAATTGCACAACCAACTGATGTTCTAGTTAGCACTATATCGTTTCTTTCAGCAGTCTTAACTGGTTTGCAAAAACTTTTAAAAAATCCAATATGTTCTTTACGAGCTAAAAACTTCTTTTCTTGTTCTACATACAAATCCATATTATTAATATCTAATTTATAGTCTTTCCAACCATTAGGCAAATCATAATAAAGATTTAGATAATTAATAACTTCTGTAAAACAATTTCTCATTATGGTGTTTCTTGTCTGCCCCAATAAATTATATCTGTCATAGCACCAACAACTGTTGTAAATTCATTCTGGCTATAAGTTCTTGTCGGGTAAGGTTTAGACCAGTTATTAAATTCTGTTGTTATACTTCCAGATAATGTTGATTCAGTTGCACTAAAAGTATCAATAATGCCACCAAACAATGTCCAGACATCTTTAGTAATACCATCTAATTCTAAAGTAGGATAATCATTACTTCCAAGATTATCACCATAACCATAATCGTATGTATTTTCGCCAATAGTTTCACTTGGTGGAGTAAATGCTACTCTTTGAATTAAAGCTCTATTATTTCTCCATTCTGTTGCTAGTGCAGTATTCGATAATTGTGAATTAACATTATCAATACTAATATTAACTGTATCAGCAGACATTGAAAAATCCTCAACTAATTTGTCAAAAGTGATTGCTAATGGAGTGTATTCATTGCCATCATAACTAACAAATATATCGTGGTCTGTAAAGTATAAAGTTTCTTTAAATGTATTGTCGAAGTTATACATATCAAATTCAAATAAATGCAATAAAGCTAATTGTCTATCTTCTCTAGCATTGCTTGTTATTGTTTTCACAGTTTCACCTCAATAAAGTCAGCTTGGCATTGATAAAGTCCATCAATTCGTTTTTGATATTGGAACGAATCACCTTGAAATCTAGCGTTTGATAGTGAGTCTAAGCCAGACCATAATACATAATCATCTGGATTTTCTAAATACTCATCATCATCAACAATGTATTGAACAGATAGTCCAGCTTCAGTTCCATAGTCTGGAACACCAAACTCTCCCATCATTCCAGAGTTTTTTCTATAAAAAGTTAATAGCTTTAAGAAATTTGATTCATTTAATAACCAATACATACTCCAATATCTTCTTAAACCGCCTTTATTTCTTGCGTGTCTAGCTGATTGTCCAATGTTTGAAAATATAGCGTTATTGATGTATTTTAAGTCCACAGCATAAGGTCTTGCATCAGTTAAGATATTAATAAAAGACAAGTCTGTTGAGGGAGATTGAGTATAAGTAGATGATTGGGTAAATAAATCTTGATAAGCATCAAAATTAAAGAATACTGAAGTTACTAATGTTATTTTTCCAGTATATAAAAGCGTTCTAGCTTCTACTTTAAATTGAAAGTCTTTAAAAGCCCAGACAGATGAATTAATAGTCATAGTCTGTGGTCTTAAATCAATTACTGATATTGTTTGGTCTATATAATCATCTTGGTTTTCGATATAGCCAGTTCCAGCTTCGATATAGTAATTAGTATCTATCTCATCATTTAAATCAACAATAAATGTATTAGAATTATTGGCTTCATAAGCATCTCTGATTTGTTTATAGTTTGAGTAAGTTAAACCTCTATATGAGATAGTTAGTTCAAATGCTGGAACAGAATAATTAACAATTCGTTGTTCTATGCCAGAGTCAAATGGAATTGATGAGCCTTGTTTAGCCCATTCTTCAATCTGGTGATGATAATTATGCGATAGTAATACGCTTGTAAGATTATTCATATTACTTGCTTAATTGTTCTTCTTACAGTTCCGTTTGTTTGTAGAGAGTTATTAATAATATTCTCAATAGTGTGTTTGTTACCCACCAAGTAATTATTAAATGATGAAGCATCAATAGCTTGAACATTAAAGTTGATTTCAGCTTGTGTTATGTTTCCAGAACCGCCAACTTGATAACCAGCGTTCATAGCTTCGATAGCACCTCTGTTTTGCGAAGCACCATATCTATTAATAACAGCTTCTCCAGTTTGTAGTTTAGCTAGTCTTTCATCAGACCTCATTCCAGCGTGATAACTAGGAACACTACCAATAAATCCACCATTATGCTTTACTTCTTTAGTTCCAGTATGCGACATAAAGAATGAAGCTATTTTGCCTAAACTGCCACCACCACCAGCAATAGATGATATTTGCTGTGTAATAAATGCTTCTGTTCTGACTTGAATTAATCTAGCAATAATGCTTTTAGCCATATCTTGGAAGTTTGTTTTAACTCCCATAACCATATTAGCAAAACCTTGAGATAGGCTTCTAACAGTATCTTGTCCAACTGTATTAAGTTTTTTAAACTCTTTAGCTTGGTCGGACATAGACTTTTTAAGTCTTTCGCCTTCTTCAGTTAATTTATTTGTTTTGTTTGCTAAATCATCTGTTGCTGTGCTTGTGTCTTGTATAGCAGTTTTAGTAGAAATAAATTGAGTTTCAATACCTAATATAATGTCTTTGAATCTCATGTATTTTTCTTGAGCTTCAGCTAATTTTTTGGTATTTTCTTCAGTTTCATATATAGCATTCTTAAGTTTTAAGAAAGCAATAATCATATCTTGAATAGCTAGGTTAGCAGTTGCAACAGCTTTAGTTAAAAATCCAAAGACACCAATGAAGTTTAAAAACTCCATGATTGAATTACCAAGAGATATAAAGCCGTTATCTAATTGAGTTAATGTTCTATTAAGTTCTTTATATGCTGATTGGTCTATGGCTTTACTAGATTCAGTAACAACCTCATTAACTAATTTTAATTTATCAGCAACAGATAATGCTTTTAGGTCAATATCTTCAAATGCAATGCCCATTGCAGATAGTTTTTGCTCAAGAATATCAACAATAAAACCTTGAGCTTCACCAGTAGTATTTAGCATTACTAGATTATCGTGTAATGTTTCTGCATCTTCATGTGGGAACGCATAACCAAGAGCTACTGCTTGTTGAGCTAATAGTTTCATTTTTTCTTCTGCAAGTCCAGCGGTTTCAGCTGACTTTAAGAATCCAGCAATTTGAGTAGCAGTAACATCAGATAATTGAGCCAATTGAAAAGCAAAGTCTTTCATTTCTCTGCTTAAACCAATAGAGGCTCTTTCAAATTCTTTTCCAGAAGCAATGGCTTTAACAATAACTGCACCAACAGCAATCCAACCAGCTCTCATTCTGGTTAAAACACCATCTACATCATGACCAGTTTTTTTAGTTTCATCACCAAGTTTCTTAGTTTGTTTTTCAACACCCTTAATTGCTTTTTCAGCTGGTTTGCCTTTAGCAATAATGTCAATTTCTAATTTTTCAGTTGGCATGATTGTCTAATTCCTTTTTCTGCTCAATTTTATATGCTAATAATAAACCAATCTCATTCATTGGTAAATCGTTTATTTCGCTAATGGACTTATGAAGTTCAAATGCTAAAAATGCCTTTGCCTTCAGCCATTCGTCTTTTTTAATGCTTCTTGTTGCTCAGTTATTATATCTGATACAGACCTTAAGCCCATAACACTAGCCAAGTAGCTAGATGTTTCATAGGCTATATTTTCTTTAATCCACTTAATATCAGTTAAATTAGTAAAAACACGCTCTCCGTCTTTATTGAGAAGTTGAAAGTAGATAATATGACATCTTAATAAATCATCATCATAATAACTAAGTTCAGTTTCAGAGCCATCAGTTTCTTTAACTGTTTTTGTTTTCTTTGATAATTCTAATGCTCTGGCATGGTCATCACCAGACATTGTCTTAAAATAAATCTCGTGTATTTGACCATCTACAAGTAATTCTGCTTTACGCAGATTATTCTTCTCTCTCTCTAATGCTTTTAATAATTTATCCATAATAAGAAAAGGGGGTTTTTACACCCCCAGAATGATTAAGCGATTGTTAATGCCCCAGTCCCCTCAAAAGAGAATGTTGCTTCAACAATACCATTAACATCATTTGTAACGCTCTGTCCAGTAATGATTGCATTACCTGAATACACATCATAACTT